GCCAGATCAAGAGAGCGGAACAGGGAGTACCGAGAGCGGAAAAAAATCTCCGACCCAACGTGGCAGTCGGACCGAACGCGGCTTGCAAAGTACGGGATCACCCCAGAGCAAATCGCAGAAGTCCGAGGCAAACAGGGCGGCGGCTGCGGAATTTGCGGAACCGGAACAAGCCGTCTCTGGGTGGATCACTGCCACGATACGGGAGTTGTTCGGGGATTGCTCTGCCACAAATGCAATGCAGGAGTCGGTATGCTCGGAGATAGCTTCGAGAATATACGGCGAGCACTTGCCTACATGCAAAGTCCGCCAGCGCTTCCGCTTGGAATCAGGGCAGATAAAGGAAGACCTGCCCGCTGACGAACCCCTCGACGACCCGACATGCTGGATCAAGACCAACCCTCTCCTGGGCGTCACGATCCAGACCGACTATCTCGAAAAGCAGGTCCGGGAAGCCAAGGGCATCCCGGCCTACGCGAACACAGTCCGCCGGCTGAACTTCTGCCAGTGGACGGATAGCGTCACCGCAGCGATCTCCCGGCATGTCTGGGATGCGTGCCAGGGTGATGTGGATGCGGATGAGTTGACCGAGAAGGGCTACCCCTGCTTCGGCGGGTTGGACCTTTCAAAGACGGGCGACCTCACGGCCCTGACCCTGACATGGGTTCTGGACGGGACGACCGATCGGCAGAAGTTCGCCTCGAAAACATGGTTTTGGACGCCGGCCTCGACGATGAGGGATCGGGCGTTGCGGGACCGGGCGCCATACGACGCATGGTCAATGCAGGGCTTCCTCGAAGCCGTGCCGGGGCCGCGCATCACATACCGCTGGATGGCGGACGCTTTGGCCGAAATCTGCGCGCGGTACGCGCCGGAGAGCATCGGCGGCGACCCATACGGCATGACACAGCTTCTGGAGCAGTGCGCCGAAATGGGCGTCAGCCTCCCGGTGCAGACACACCCGCAGGGCTTTAACAGGCGGGTGATCTCGAAAGATGAGGCCGGGCCGGACGGCGCGAACGAAGTCGCGCTCTGGATGCCGGATTCGATCAACAAACTGGAAGCCGCTCTGCTGGAGCAGCGGATCACGATTGACCCGAACCCGGTCATGACGATGTGCGCGGCGAGCGTGGTCTATGACCAGAACAGGACGGGGCATCGGATGTTCGCGAAGGACAAGGCCACAAACCGGATCGACGGGATGGTCAGCCTCGCCATGTCGATCGGCGTGGCGACGGTGACGTCTGGCGAATCCGGCGGCGCTTCGTTCTGGGAAACGATGGCCGCCTGATATGGCGCGGTGGAATTGGCGCCGGCTTCTGTGGGGGCCGGAAGAGAAGGGGATGAGTTCGCTGGACCTGTTCAAGCAGGTCTATGGCACGCGCGAGACGCGCTCGGGCCAGACGGTGAACGTCAAGACGGCACTGGAGGCGACTGCTGTTCTGGCCTGCGTCCGCGTCATTGCGGAGGGCGTGGCGCAGTCGAAGATCAAGTTTTATACGGCGGGAGATCGGCCGGCGCGCATTTATCAGCACCCGGTTCTGGATCTGCTGACGTGGAAGCCGAACGAGTTTCAAACGGCGTTCGCATTCATCGAGACGGTTCTCATTCACGCGGTGCTGGCGGGTAACGCCTACATCTTTGTGAATCGCGTCGGGTCGGATCGACGGGCGCGAGAGCTGCTGCCGATCGAACCGAACCGCGTCACTGTCGAGCGCCTGCCCGATATGACGCTGCGCTACACGGTGCGGGATGACGCGGGGCAATCGCGTGTCGTGCCGTCAGATGCGATCTGGCATGTCCGCGGCCCGTCATGGAACGGCTGGATGGGTATGGATGCGGTGCACCTTGCCCGCGAAGCCATCGGCCTGGCGACGGCGACTGAGGCGAAGCACGCCTCGATGCACAAGAACAGCCCTGACCTGAGCGGCGTCTATGCCGTCGAGGGCAAGCTGAACGAAGCGCAGTTCAAGCTGCTGCGCGATTGGATTGTCCGCAATACGACCGGGGATCTGGCCGGCTCTCCGCTGATCCTCGACAACGGGGCAAAGTGGATTTCGCAGCAGATGAAGGGCGTCGACGCCCAGCATCTTGAGACCCGGAAATTCCAGGTCGAGGAAATCTGCCGGGCCTTCCGGGTGATCCCGATGATGGCCGGCTACAGCGACAAGACGGCGACCTATGCGAGCGCAGAACAGATGTTCATCGCGCATGTGGTGCACACGCTGACGCCCTGGGCCACACGGCTTGAGCAGTCGGCAGAGCGCAACTTGCTGGCCGAGGACGAAGAGATCGACATCCGCTTTGATATGCGGAGCCTGATGCGCGGTTCGGCTGCTGACCGGGCTGCGTATATCTCGAAGGCCCTCGGGTCTGGGGGCTCGCAGGCGTGGATGCGGATCGACGAGGCGCGCGAGGAAGACAGCCTCGAATGGATGGACGGCACCGACAGGCTGCCAGAGCCGACGAATGTTGCGCCAGTGGCGCCGGATACGAGCGCAGAAGACGCCGCGCGGTCCGAGGAAGCAGCGAAGGCGCTGGCCGCAATCGAAACGAAGGCGGCCGAGCGCAACACAGAGCTTGTCGCCGCCATCAAGTCGATGCCTGCGCCTGAGGTGCATGTCACGACGCCTGCGGTGACGGTCAACGCGGCGCCGATCAACATAACCGTGCCGGTGACGCAGCCGAAGCGCGGGACTGTGACGAAGACGGTGACGGCGTTCGACGCCGAAGGCCGGATCGCTGAAATGCAGGAAACAGAGGCCGACGAATGAGCTTTGGAAACACCACCGAGAACGATGTCGTAAAGCTGCTGTTTCAGGGCACGGCTCTGTCATGGGATGCGAACACCGACCTTTATGTCAGCCTTCACACGGCTGATCCGGATGAGGGTGGATCACAGACGACGAGCGAGGCGGCTTACACCAGCTATGCCCGCGTGACTGTGGCGCGCACGTCTGGCGGATGGACGGTGACGAATAACCAGGCCGTAAACGCTGCTCTTGTGCAGTTCCCGCAATGCACGGGTGGTTCTAGCACGGTGACTTATGCCGCCATCGGCACGGCATCGAGCGGCACGGGCCAGATCATTGCATCGGGTGCGCTGTCGTCGTCGCTGTCGGTTTCGACGGGCATTCAGCCGCAGTTTGCGGGTGGCGCCCTGACTTTCACCCTCGATTAACGTGGCCGGTTTCCGCAATCTTCGCGCGTATGCTGACGCGGAGGATCTGGGGCAGTTTCACGTCACGAGCTTTCGCAAGGCGATCAGCTCCACGGCGACGACCACGAGCGCATGGATTGACTACAGCTACTTCCCCGGTAGTCCGACTGCGAATTTCTACGCCTCCAGCCCACTTGAGGCGGCGGTGGTGGACGCGGCACGCGGGATTTACGTGCCGAGCGTTGCGCCGGCCACGCAATGGCTGCGGAATGTAAAGCTGATGTCCGGCGCGTCGAGTGCGACAAGCGCGACGAACGGGCGCCAGCAGCTAATCATGGCTGATCTGCTGCTTTACTATCCGTTCATCGACACGGACGCGGTTGGAGAACAGCAGGACCTCGTGAACGCGGTGTCGATCCCGCGCTACACGCACGGGCGCGTCATTGCGGTCGGGCAGTCGGCGGCTTCGACCACGGGGCAGTTTACGTTCACCTACACAAATCAGGACGGCACGGCGGGGCGGGTCAGCCAGAACCACTTTACGTTTGCGATTGCAGGCGGCGGGCAGGTTGTGGCGTCGAGCGTGCAGAGCGCGACGAGCTATAAGCCGTTCCTGAGCCTGCAAGCCGGTGACTACGGTGTTCGGTCTATTGAGAGCGTGACGTTTACGGCGGGCGGTGGCGGGCTGATGGCGCTGGTTATCGTTCACCCTCTGCTGACGGCCTACATCACGCAGGAGTGCCGCCGGACGACATCGGGCAACCTTGAGAGCTACGGCGCCTGCACTGAGTTTGCATCGGTCATCAACAAGATGCCTGCGCAGATCAAGGATGGCGCGGTTTTAGACATTTTCGCAGCCGGGCACGGCGGGACTTTGGCCTCGTCGTTCCTGGCGGGCATCCTCGAAACGACGTGGAACTGACATGGGCTGGACGAGCCAAGACGATCTGATCGACCAGATCACCACGAACGGTAAGTTCGGGAACGTGTTTTATAACAAGACGCTCGCGTCTGCTGGCACGGCTGGTCACTGGACGCTGCTTGCTGGCCATGCAGGCACGCCGCCTGCGGCCACGTTTGCGGGCGCTGATCTGACCTATGTGGCGACGGATGACACATGGGGCGAGGGCACGCTGTATCACGGCGGCAACGTCTCGACGGCGACCAAGCACTTTCTGGGCGCGGGCGCTGCGATCGTCGCGGCGGCTGGTGCGCCTTGGTATCTGATGGCCATAGACCTTGTGGGCTATGTCCCGCTGTCGGGCACGAACGTCAGCACGACCGGCACAAAGACTGTCACGATGACGGCCATCGGGTCGGGCGGTGGCACGGGCGACCGTTACGCCAACGGGACGGGCTTGAAATTGTTTGTCGCGGCGGACACGGTGCTTGGCGCAAACGCCCCGACATGCATCGTGAACTATCTGGACACGGGCGGCGGCGCGGGTGCGACGACTACGTTCACGTCCACGGCCTCACTCGGCATTGGGCAGTTGCTCAACTCGGGGGCTGCGGCGAACAAGTATAACCCGTTCCTTCCTCTGGCTGCGGGAGACACGGGCGTTTCGGATATTGTCTCGCTGGTGTGGTCGGGCACGGCCCACGCATCGGGAACGGTCATCATCGGCCTGTGCAAGCCGCTCTGGACGATCCCTGTTCCTGCAACGGGTCTTTACTCGAAGATTGACTTCCTGAATGCATTTCCCTCGCTGCCGAGGATCAAGGACGGCGCGAACATTCAGTTCCTTATGTTCCAGACCGGCGCGACGACTTCTGCCGGCACGATCATGGTGGACTTCGATTACGGGTTCGGCGGCTAAGGTGGCGCTGCTTCAGAACGGGTTCCGAGACTACTCGTCCGGCGTCCGCATCTTTGGGGCAACGGCTTCGAATAACGCCTATCCGTCTATGCACATTGGCAACTGGGACAAGGCGGCGCTGAAGCGCAACCTGTCGTCAGGCACGGGCATAACGTCCGATCTGGCTGGCATCCCGAGCGGCTACCGTGACCGATACACATGGGTCATGCCGCAGAAGCCGGGCGCTTTGGCATCGCGCAATGCAATGCTCGGCACAGGGGCGCTATCTGGCTCTGGCGCGATGGGCGTCAACGGCGAGGCTGCGCTTACGGCTGTCGGCACGCTTGCGGGCACTGGCGCGCTTGTGGTGTCCGGCCTCTGTGAGATTGTGGCAACGGGCACGCTGTCGGCCAACGTCATTGCGGCGCTGGCTGCGGCGGCTGATCTCGCCGGATCCGGCGCGCTTGCGGGCACGCTGGAAGCTGACGGTTTCGCCATTTCGGCCATGACAGGCACGGGCACGCTGGCGATCACGAGCTACGCGACGGGCGAGCTTGAGTGCAACATTGCCCCTGCGGTTGTCCTGGACGCGCAGGCATTTAGCGCCGAACTGCTGGCAACAGAGATTGAGCCGGGGCTGACGCTTGAGGGCGCGCTGAAGCTGATTGCTGCGGCCACGGCGGGCAAGATTTCGGGCGGCGGCACCGGCACAATTACGATCCGCAATGCGGTTGCAGACACGAAAGACCGGATCGTCGCGACGGTTGAAACTGACGGCGACCGGACGGCGATCACTTACGACCTGGCGGACTAGGCCGATGGCCGGAACGTATTTCGGCTCCGATTACTGGCGCAGCGACTATTTCGGGCCAAGCGAGGAAGCGCCCGCCGGGGCGATGTCGTGCTCGATCACGGCGTCGGGTTCGCTGGTCGGCACGCTTGATGGCGTCGAGACGGCGCAGTTGGCTGGCCTTCTTGGTAAGCCCCGCCGCTCTGGTCGCGCTGGCCCCGGCCCGAAAGTCCTGAACGAGTGGACGCACCGCAAGTCGGAGTGGGAGCGGCTTTGGGAAGCTGCCCGCGAGGCTGCTGAGACGGTCGCAGAGGCCCCGGAAGCGACCCCGGCCATGGAGCGGCGCGCGGAGACGTTGCGCGCGTCTGCGGCTGATCTGGAGCGTCTGGTAGAAGCGACGACAAGCCGCGTAGAGGCCGTCGCACAGGAATTGAACGCCCGACGGGCGGAGAAGGCGGCGCGCGCGCTGATTGCTCTGGCGGAAGCCATCGAGCGCCAGCGGATTGAGGCTGACGAAGACGACATCGAGGCGCTGCTGCTCGCGGCGTGACCTATCCCGCTCGGGCCACCCGGCCCCGTGCGGTTTCGAGGCATGAGCCTCGCGAAGGTCCGGGGCGACGACAGGTCCATAAATGAGTGACGAGAACATCGTAACGGTTGCCGGTTCACCGGATGCCGCGCCTGAAGCTGCGCCTGCCCCCGTGGAAGCCCCCAAGCCTGAAGTGCAGGCCGAGGCCCCGGAGGCGGAAACCCCCGTCACGGACGCGGAGAGCGCATCTGAGGGCAAGCCCGAAGGCGAGGCAGACACAGGCGAGAAGCCTGAGAAGCCGCGCGGGTTCATGAAGCGGATCGACGCGCTGACCCGTGAGAAGCACGAGGCGAAACGTGAGGCCGAAAGGCTGGCGGCGGAACTGGCGGCGATCAAGGCAGGGCAGCAGGCCCCAGCCCCGGCAGTGGACGCCCCCAAGGCGCCGGATGCGCCGGACGCCAACAAGTATCAGGGCGGCGAGTTCGACCCGATGTATGTCGCGGCGCTCGCAGCCTACGAGGCGCGCAAGGCCGTTCTGGCCGAAGTGCAGCAGCAGCGGGCGGAGGAAACCCGCCTTGCCGAGCAAAAGAGTTTCGAGACGCGGCGCGACGCGCTGCTCTCCAAGATGACCGACAAGCATGAG